CGTAGCGTGAGCGTAGGCTCTGGTCAGGCAGGGGCATGCCAGCTGTGGGCACAGGGTGGGGATAAGTAGATACGGGTGAGCGAAGCGAACACCTTCAACTCACCCCCCGCATTGAACTCAACCTAGTATTCAACCGCAACCCGTAACTTGCGGGGGGTGGGTCTATCTCATCCCTCTCACACACATTCTGCATATATTTTTTAGAAGAGTTTTATTAGTATATTCTCTCATGGAAAAAAAGGTTATATATGAGCGGTTTAATGCTATTACTGGTAGGTGGGAAGAGGGTATAACCACAGAGTCTGATTGGTTAAGTGAGATGAAGGAATTGGACAATGAGAAAGAGCTTTTAGACGCTGAGTTAGAGATCGTTAACAAGATCATTGAGCAGCACTTAAACGAGCCTATAGAGGGCAGTAGACTAGTGGAGAGTAAGGATTAACACTAAGTACTTACTTAGGTATATATACTATATAAGTAAGTATATATACCTAATAGCTTACATAGAGTACGTACACGTGTACTTACTTAGTGTACATACTCGTGTACTTACACGGTAATGGAAAAATTAAAGAGAAAACTTAAGAAGGGGACCAGGGTCTATAATATTTACAGCCAGCAGGAGGCTGATGAGGCTGGATTAGACTATTCTCACTGGAAACAGTCTAAGATGGGTGAATATGCACTGTCAGATGATGGTTTTGTAGGAAAATGCATAGGCAGGAAAGACTATACGGACAAGAAAGGTCGTGTTAAGACCTTTGTCAGGCTTGCCTATGGTGCGAACTGGGCGGGAAATACCAATAAGATACAATATCTTGTAAATAAAGAGTGTGGAGTCTATAATCAGGCAAACCCCAAGGCTAATAACTGGGTTGAGCGTGAATCGAATATGACTCGTACTAAGAATCTTGTAAATGCCTATGTGGGGCAGTTAACTTCCACTAAGAAGGTAGATTACAACCAACTAGGGATGATTTACCGCCCAGATCAGCAACAGCCTGCGGCTACAGTACGCAGAGTTTTAAAGCAGGAGATTATTAAAAAGATGGTAGAGAAAAAACTAAGGGAAGTTTTATCAGAGAAGGGAATCAATAATTCATCCGTGCTTGATACCATGCTTGAAGGGTTGGATATAGCAAGGGCAAAGCAGGATGTGACTAATATGATTAAGATTTCGGATGCTTTTATGGAACTTCTGGAGATGAAGCCCAATAAGAAGATTACGACAGACATGCTGCAGTTGGATGTATCAAGCAGTATAGGCGATATTATAGCAAAGGAAGAGAAATCGCTTACAGTGTCCCGAAAGACAGAGGAAGATGAGCCAGCAGAATAAAATAAAAAATAAACTGATTGGCAATCTTGTGCTGTTTGGCAAGGTGACTATGCCTAATATGTACTCAGCTCCTTCGCCTAAGTTCCATTATGAGATCGCAGGCAACTTAATGGACGATTCTAAGAGACAGATTAACATTATAGCCCCTCGTGGACACGCCAAGTCATCTATAGTAGGTGGTGTATTTCCTCTCTATCATCTCATGTTCCATGAGGGGCAGAAACTTATAGTATTAGTATCCAGAACACAGGATCATGCTATTAAACTTCTGGGGACTATCAAGGATACCCTTGATTTCTCCACCAATTTCCGTTCTGTATTCGGATACTGGGGACAACACAGTGCAAGACAGTGGGCTAAGAGCGAGATAGAGCTGAAAGACGGGTCTATGATTATATGCAAAGGCACGGGGCAACAGCTAAGGGGAATTAAGAAAGGGAATCAGCGTCCTACCATGATCATTGTGGACGATCCTGAAGACGAGAACAATACGAAGACCGCAGAAGCTATGGAAGTAAACTTAAGATGGCTTTTGCAGTCTGCACTTCCGTCACTTGATCCCATGTGCGGCAGGATAGTGATTATCGGGACTCCACAGCACCAGAGATGCATGGTGGAAACGCTGAAAGAAATGAAAGGCTGGACTAATATGCATTTTGCACCCAGCCTAAAGAAGAAGATATCCCTATGGCAGGAATGGCATCCCATAGAGAGTCTTCTAAAGAAAAAGGAAGAGCTGGAATCTATTAACAGGGTATCAGTATTCTACCGTGAATACCTCTGTCAGATCATTGGTGACGAGGACCAGCTCTTTAAAGAGAAATACTTCCAGTATTACAAAGGAAAAATAACTCATAATGAAGATGGAGAAGCGTTTCTTGATATCACAGATAGAAACAGCAAGGCAGTAGAAGAAAAGATTCCAGTAAATATATTCATGGGGGTTGATCCCGCATCTTCAACACGCAGCACAGCAGATTACTCCACAATAGTAGCGGTTGCGATTGACAATGATAACAACAGGTATGTTCTCCCATATTACCGCAAGCGGGCAACCCCTATGAACTTGGCAGACCAGATCATAGAGTATTTCAAGATATATAAGCCGTCTAAGGTGCGTATAGAGTCGGTTGGCTATCAGGAAATGCTCAGGGAGTACGTTAAAGATAAATGTGAGCGTGAGAATCTGTTTATATCAGGACTCGAGATACGTGAGAACCCCAGGAATAGCAAATCAGCAAGGCTGGAAACACTTGAACCTTATTTCGCACAGAAGAAAGTATATATACAGGATGAGATGACTGAACTGAAGGATGAGATGCTATTATATCCACGAGCAAAGCATGATGACCTGCTGGATGGCATGTATTACGCTATGAAGAAGATATACCCTCCATATCATAAAGATGAGAGTGAAAAAGAACAAAAGACAATCCATATATCGAAAAATGAACATTTTGACTGGATGACATGTTAAATTCTATTTAATTTTTAAAGAGCAATTAATATTATATGCCTCAACTACATCCAGAGACACAAGCGACTCACGATATATTTAATGATTACAGCTCTGCCAGAAAGAATTGGGCTAGGCAGGCTGTCGAAGATGTAGAGTTCAGATCAGGCAAACAGTGGAAAAAAGAACAGGTAAACGCTCTCCGTGCCCGTGCACAGGAGCCTTTAGTTGTTAATGTGATCCATCCGTCTGTTGAGCAGGCTAAAGCTATGCTCACATCCAATGCTCCCAAGTTCCAATCTACCGGGAGAGACACTTCAGACACTAAAGTAGGCAGAATCTTCTCTGATTTGATGTCCTGGGTCTGGGATATCTCTGTGGGGAATGCAGAACTGAAACGCTGCATAGATGACTATTATGTAAAAGGTATGGGCGTTATGATGAGCTATATCAAGCCTGATGCTGATTTTGGAAGAGGGGAGGTGATGGTTAAGTCTATTGATCCGCTCTCAGTCTATTTCGACCCAGATTCAGAAGACCCTTTCTGCCGTGATGCATCTAATGTAGTTGTTGCCAAGCGTATGACAGAGAAGGAGCTTGTTGAAATGTATCCAGAGTTCGAGGATGCTATTAGAGAGTCCCAGGAAACAAGCCATATTAGCGACTTTGACCAGAATCGGTTTGGTCTATTCGATGAAGATGTAGTTCCTCAGTCAAGAAAGCAGTCGCTCCTTAACGCAGAGGATGAGCGTGAACTGGAAGTATTCGAGAGATATAATAAGGTAAAAACTCCTTATTACAAGATATTTGATCCATATGAGAACAGGGAAGTTATATTAAACGATCCCCAGTATGATGAATACAGGAAAGAGCCTGCGGCTATAGTCACCACAGCAGACAGCCAGCAGATATTCACAGATCAAAGCAATGTAAGAAATTTTATGCAGATCGTAGAGACTGTAGGTAAAGTATATCATTTAGAAGAAGACCCAATGACAGGTCAGCCCGTTCCTGTAAAGGGAGAAGAAACCCTAACTTCTATACCTAACAGTACAACGAGCATTGACATGATTGACAAGGGTATACTGATTGATAGTGACAAGATCATGATGACCAAGGTGATGAATACGAATATCAAGCAGTGCATCTCAGTAGGCGATGTTTATCTATACTCCATTGTTTTGCCTATTGAAGATTATCCCATTGTTCCTTTTATGAACGGACATAACAGGAATCCTTATCCAACAAGCGATGTCAGGCTTGTCAGGGGTCTTCAAGAATACATAAATAAGATTCGCTCTCTCATAGTAGCACATGCAAGCTCTTCTACTAACGTGAAACTCCTTATTCCTCGTGGTTCTATGAATAAGAAACAGCTTGAAGAAGAGTGGGCAAAAGCAGGTACTGCTGTTATTGAGTTCGATCCTGAGCTTGGACAGCCTATTGTGGCTGGACCCGTACCACTTCCTAATGAGCTTTATAAGAATGAAGCAGATGCAAAACAGGATATTGAAAGAATTCTAGGAATATATACATTCATGCAGGGCGATGTAGGTTCTGCACCGCAGACATTCAAAGGCACTATCGCAATGGACGAGTTTGGACAACGCAGGATCAAGTCCAAGCGTGATGATATTGAATCATCTTTAAACCAGCTTGCCAAGTCTGTAGTAGGTCTGATCCAGTTTGTATACCAGTCTGAAAAGACCGTCAGGCTAATCCAGCCTAACAATAAGCCTAAGGAAGTAAAAGTAAACCAGGATATCTACGATGAAGTGTCTGGAGAGCTAATTTCAAAGATCAATGATATAACGGTAGGTAAATATGATGTAATTGTTGTTTCTGGCTCTACCCTGCCATCTAATAGATGGGCTAGATTCGAGTATTATATGGAACTCTTTAAAGCTGGCTTAATAGATCAGACTGAAGTACTTAAGCAGACTGATGTTGCAGATATGGAAGGAGTTCTTGAAAGGGCTGGGCAGATGCAGAAAATGATGCAGCAGGTCCAGCAGCAGCAGGAGCAGATCAAAAAGCTTGAAGGCGATCTGCAAACTGCACAGCGTGAATCTATACATGACCGCAAAAGAGTTGAGGTCAAAGAATTTGAGAAAAAACTGGCTAAGGCTGAAGCTAAAGCAGAGATGGCTACACAGCTATACAAAGAAAGAGCTTCAGATGAGCTTAAGAAACTTCGTGAGGAAGTTAAAAAAGCAACCAGTAAAAAGGTCGGTTTAAAATAGCGGTTGCTGAAAACAAATCGCAAAGGAGATAAACATGGCTGAAGTAGCACAAGAAGCTGGACTTAAAGTTGATGCTGATCCGTTTGGATATGGAGTAGAGAGCCCAAAGGTTCCCGTTGAGGGAGCAGAGGTTCCGGCAGGTAATGACGTAACGAATACCAATTTATTCGAAGTCGATGTATCTGGACCATCAATCAACGAAACGCCTGTAGGAGAGCAACGGGCTGAAAGTGAAGATGTCTCTCAACAACCTGCAAAAGACGACCCGAGTAGGTTTGAATACTGGCAAAGTCAGGCAGACAAGGTGAAGGGTGAGTTGTCACAGACACAGCAGGAGCTTGCTTACTTTCGTGAGCAGGCTATGCAGTCTCAACAACAGGCACCCCCCAATGGACAACCTAATGGACAGATGGTTCAGCAGGATTCATTGCAGTCACCCGTCAAACCAGAGAAACCAGTCAACTACAACGAGGTTGATGCGTACAATGACCCCGAAAGTGCTTCTTTCAAGTACCGCTTGAATAAAGAGAAGTATAACGATGACTACATTACATTTATTGAGGACAGGGAAACGAAACGTGAGC